AGTGTGGCAAAAATTAGGAAATCAAGTCGATCACATGCTCATAAAATTCAAGCAGCAATTGCTATGGAGCAAAGAGCAAGAGTGATGGGCAAAACCGCTGAAGCAGCTGTTTATAGAAAATTTATCAATTCAATGAAAAAGAAAACCAAAGCGATGAATGAAGAAAAGCATGGCGATCATGAATATGAAATGATTCGTCGTCAAACTGATAATATTATTGTCGCTGCGAAAAAAATTAAAAAAGAAGTTGGTAAAGGTGAAGGAGATGTGAAAGCATGGGTTCAGTCTAAAATTAC